AACTGGCTACCACAAGACATCCTGGACCTCTGCAAAGACCTGGCCATCGAACCCAACCAAGTCATCAAATACACCTACCACCTACCCAACCTCCTCACCGACGACACCATGAAGGTCACGATCCTGCTCCACAACGGCCAGAAGTACACCGCCCAGGTACCATTGGACACCGACCTGGAGCGCGCACGCGGCCGCAAACCCACCCATACCCGCAAGGCATAGGAGCCTACCATGCCCTGGCCACTCGCCACCTACGAAACCTACATCCAAAACCTGCTCGCCGATGCCTCCGCCGCCATCTGGTCCGTCGCCTGGATCGACGACGCGCTGCGCCAGGCCCTCAAGGAATATTCCACCGTCCTGCCCATCGAACAGGCCGGCACCGTCACCCTGGCCAGCAGCGGCCGCGAGATCAGCCTGGCCACGCTGACCAACCTGGCCAACGTGCAGGCCGTGTGGCTGCCCTACACCGCCGCCGATCCCGAAGACCCACCCAACAGCCGCCACTTCCGCTTCTGGCCCGACCTAAACAAAGCCTACATCCTGGGCGGCCCGGAACCCGACTCTGGTGACGTGGCACGCGTCTTCTACACCAAACCCCACACCATCAACGCCCTCGACTCGGCGACCACCACCACCGTCCCCGCCAACGACGAACACCTGCTCGTGCGCGGCGCCGCCGGCCTGTGCGCCATGACGCGCGCCCTCGACCTGACCGAACAGGTCACCCTCGACCGCACCACACCCACCATGGTACTCACCTGGGGCAAGGACATGTACCGCAACTTCCAGGACACCCTGCGCCATATCGCCATCTCACGCCAGGGCCAGTCCCTGGTGCAGCTGCCACTCCTCGACCGCCACGATGGAGACTGGCAATGAACTCGGTCACCCTGGATAACATCACCGTCGCCGGCGACGTACCCACCGCCAGCCTGCGCTACGCACTGTTCAAGGCTGCCCTCGCCCAGCTCAGCTCGCCCGGGCGCGACGGCACCTTCAAAAAGCTCGACGTCGATTACGTCCGCACCTGGGCCATCAGCCACCTCCAACGCGAACGCGCCGAGCAGCACCAACGCCAACTCCCCGCACAGCCGGCGCAGATCGCCGTCTATCTCGCCAAGGCTAACCAGGCTCAACACTGGCAGAACGACGCCGCACCCGACCAGAACGACTACCCGGCCCTCTACGGCCTGGAAGCTCACGCCCGCCAATGGGACCCGGGCGAGGTCGCCAAGACCATCACCACCCAACACCGCATCTGGTTGGCCGTCGCCGACCGCATCGAGGCCGTCGCCACCGCCGGCATCGCCGCCATCCAACAGGCGCCCACCACCGACCACATCTTGCAGGCGCTGGCCAGCGTGGAGTGGCCGTCACCATGACCCGCACCATCGACCCCGCCCTGCTCGCCGCACAGAAGAAGACCGCGCTCACACCGTCGCTGCAGGCCGTCCTCTCCGATAACGGCCTGCCCCATTATGTCACCAGCCTGGCCTACCCCATGACCGGCTGGTCCGGCTCACCCACCGCCTCCTGCCTCTTCGCCGGCGCCACGCCCGCCATCGTGCGCGCCCACAAGGTCGGCGGCACCGGCATCCAGGTCCAACGCATCACCAACCCCGCCACCAGCGCCCAGTGGACCACCGGCTGGAGCACCGTCTGCGGCGGCGGCTTCAGCTACCCCGCCCTGTTTTCCACCGACGCCTACGTCGTGCTGGTCTACCAGGCTGACGCCACCAAAGAAGTCCAGTGGAAACGCTCACCGGACGGCGGCCAGAACTGGTCCGCCCCACAATCTCTTTGGACCCCCGCCTACTCCCTCACCAAGCTGATCGGCGTCTCAACCAGCGCCTACTACACCAGCGGCATCTTCTACGCCAACGCCACGTCCATCTACTTCCGCCGCTACAACGCCGCCGCCGACACCTGGGACGCCGAACAGACCAACGACACCACCTTCACCGTCCACGCCCTCGGCGCCGCCTACACCGGCGCCGGCGACGTCTACCGCCTGGCTTACGTCATCGACGACTACGCCGCCTGGACGGACGCATGCCTGTTCGCCCAGGAGTACACCTACCCCAACACCTGGCCGAGCCGCACCGCCATCGTCGGCGTGCACGGCCAGGGAGCCGACGCCTACGACATCGCCGACGTCAACCTCACCAAGGTGGGCACTCGCTACTGGCTCAACTTCTTCCTGTCCTCCGACACCGGCGCCGGCGGCATCTTCGCCACCGGCGACCAGTACTCCGCCGTCTCGGACGACGGCGTATGCTTCACCGGCCCCGTCAAGCTCACCCAACCCAACGTCGCCGACCGCTTCCAGCCCCTGACCTGGCCCACCACCGGCATCACCTACCTGGCCAGCGACACCGTGTTGATGACCAGCACACCGCCCGCCAGCGTCACCCTCACCACCGGCCAGGTCGTCGACTACGACCTCGAAGACAACGGCCCCACCGCTTTCCTCCGCCTAACACTGGACAACCGAGATGGAACATTGGACAACCTGGCCACCCTCCGCCTGGGTTGTGACCTGGCCTTCGAGCGCGGCGCCGTCGTAGCCGGCACCCCGTACCGCGTGGCGCGGGAAACCTTCGTGGTCGATCGCATCCAACGCAACCTCACCGGCAAACAACTCTACCTGACCGCCTACAACTACTACCGCCTGCTCGAGCTCTGGCACGCCGAATTGTTGACCTACTACTCCGGCCTCACACTGTCCGCCACGGTCGAAACCATCGCAGCCCTGGCCGGCATCCACTCGTGCACCTTCGACGGCGCCGCCGTCTGGGCGACGGCCATCGGCGAGTTCGCCATCCAGCCCGGCCGCTCGGCCTCCGAGGCGTTGGCCTCGCTCCAGGAGCAGTTCCAGTTCGTCAGCCGCATGAGCACCGGCACAAACCTATACTCGTTTGCCCTGAGCGCCGCCCCTGGCAGCGATTACACCTTCGGGGCCGGCGCCGGCGAGCATCCCACCCTGATTTACCCCGACACCGCCCAACGCAGCCTGCCGGCTGTGTCCCACGCCATGGTCATCGGCTCCGGCGCCGGCGCCCACGCCGTCGCCGCCGCCCTGCAGGCCGAGACCGGCCGCCAGCTCACCCACCTGATCAACCGCACCTACATCACCACCACCGCCGAAGCCGCCGCCGTCGCCACCGCCGTGATCACCAAGATCAACGCATCCATCAGCAAGGCCAGCCTCACCTGCCTGCCCACCTTCCACCTGCAGCCCCTCGACGTCGTGAGCAGCGACGACTTCAGCGCCAACACCCTGCGCTACATCGCCGGCCTCCGCGAAGTCTATCACCCACTCGCAGGTTCCGAGCCACGACCGTCAGGGAGTGCCAGATCCCGCATGGCCTGGTACCAGACCCTCACTCTCGCCCAACTGACGCGCTCCAGCACCGGCGCCGGCCTGGACCTCATCACGCCCCAGTCCCTGGTCAAGTCCGAGATCCGCCGCGGCACCCTCATCAGCTTTAGCACCGCCACCTGGAAAGCCACCCTCCACATCGACGGCTCAATGGCCGCCGTGACCTTACCCTGCGCCACCTGGCTGCAGCCGGTGCAGCTCACCGCCGGCCGGCGCCTGGCCGTGCTCCTGTTCGACGCCTCCAACCCCGCCGATGGACTCGTCATCGGCACCTACGGCTACCCAGGCTGGGCCCTCGACCTCTACCCCAACAACGACGAAGCCGGCCTGCTCAGCCGCGAGGTCTACCGCAGCCGCATCACCCCCGGCACCGCCATCGACGACTTCGACGGCTCCACCTGGGCGGCCGGCTGGGCCTGGGCCGGCGCCGCACCCTTCACCACCCCCACCGTATCCTTCACCTACCCCAGCTGCGTGTCCATGTGCTTCGCCGGCGCGGCGCGGGCCTTCCGCTATCGCACCGACGCCCTGACCACCGCCAGCTACGCCAAGCTCTGCATGGCCAACAACACCGCCGGCACCTTCCTCGGCCACCGCCTGGACGACGGCAGCGATAACAACTACGTCGAGTTCGCCCTGCGCTACGTCGCCACCAACCAATACGACGTCATCTCCCGCTACCGCACCGGAGGGGGCGCCGTCACCACCACCGTCCACAAAGTCGTCGAATACCCCGTATGGGTCTCCCTATCCCAAGTCCCCTACGGCACCCTGTGGAGCAATTGGGGCGCCTGGGGAGAGATCGCCGTCGACTCGCCCGGCCTCTACACCTGCATCTTCTCCAGCGGCCTCACCTGGACCCCCACCCGCCGTGGCCTGCACCTGTCAACCGCCGCCGCCGCAGCCACCTGGGAGGCCCACCTGTGCGAT